AATGGCATTGTTTTCACCACAATGTTTGCAGAAGTTTATCAAAGACAGATATATTCTGGGCATGTCAGCTTTTCAACTTGCATATCGTGACGGTAAAATTGTCAAAGTTGAACATTTCCCCATGCAAAATTTAAGGGCGCAGAAATGTAATGAAGACGGCGAAATCGAAGCATGGTATTATTCACCCGATTGGGCAACTGTAAAGACAAATGATAAATTGACAAAACTTGACAACTTCGGTTTTGGTAATCAAAAGAACGGAATTGAACTAATTGTTTTAAAACCATATCAGACGGGGTCTTATTATTATTCAGCTCCGTCATATATTGGCGCACTGCCTTATTGTAAACTTGAAAGTGAAATCGCAGATTATTTGATTAACGATTGTTTAAATTCATTTAGCGGGACAAAGATTGTAAACTTTAACAATGGTGTAAGCACACCAGAAAAAATGCAACAAATCAAAAATGACGTTGTGAACAAACTTACTGGGTCAAGGGGTGAAAAAGTAATTGTTTCATTCAATGACAATTCAGAAGCTAGAACAGAAGTGACAGACGTTCCC